AAATGGAGTTTTACAATCTGACACAACTACTTATAACGGAAATTTACTAGCCCCAACATCTAACATTTTTTTCGCAGCTCAAGGTTATGCGGGAAGTAACGCTTTTAATGGCCAGCTATCTAATTGCGCAAGGTGGAATATTGGTTTAACACAAGCTCAAATAACGGAAATTTATAATCAAGGTGTTCCTAGTAACTTAAATACTTTTTCAGGAACTGCTCCAATAGGCTGGTGGCAATTAGGTTCTAATAGTTCTTTTGAAACTGTAGGAATGAATTCTTTTTGGCGTTGCTTAGACGAAATAGGCACTGATTACGCTACGAGTTTTGGCACTGGTATGACAAATGGTGATATTACAAATGGTCCAGGATATTCAGCAAATGGTTTAGGAACTAGCTCAATAGAAATTAAAGGAAATGCTCCATATAGCACAGCAAATGGATTATCTGAAAATATGGATGTATTAGATAGAGTAAAAGACGTAGCTCCATTTGTTGTTATTGATGACTCTTTACAATTTACTGTTCAAATGGGAGCTGGTGAAACTTTTGTATTTCCAGGAACAGGTAGTGGTGTATTTAGAATTGACTGGGGTCAAGGGGCAGGTTTTCAAGATGTGACAGGCGCAAACAATACTTCCCCAGCATACGCTACAGCTGGAACTTACACGATAAGAATTGGAGAAACAGTTGGTGGAGTATATAAAGGTGCAACTATTATTAATTTTAACGGTTCTACAACCGCTAATAAAGCTAAAATTAGAGAATTACAAAACTGGGGTAAATCAACTTGGGCTACTCTTACAAATTCTTTTAGAAATATACCAAACTTAACTATTACAGCAACTGATTATCCAGACTTGTCTATAGCTACTAAAATACATTATGCTTTTTATGTGAGTCCTTTTCCTGGTAGCACTAATTTCACAGGTTGGGATGTCAGTAATATAGAAAATTTTTCTTATATGTTTTACGACAGTGTACCATCTGGCTCTATAGATTTATCAAATTGGGACATGAGTAGTGCGACAACTATAAACTCGATGATTAGTGGTGTTGATGGTAGTGTTGGGGATATAACAGGATGGGATGTTTCAAACGTTACAGGAATTGGTTTTCAAAGTTTTATGAATGCAAGTACGTCTTTTAATCAAGATATTTCTTCTTGGGATATTTCAAAAGCAACAAACCTTGGTAATTTCTTAAGAAGTTTTGCATTTAATCAAAACATGGGCGCGTTGAGTTTGCCTAATGGCTTAACAAGCATGTCATACATGTGCTACGGGAATGGAATGAGCACCGAGAATTATACAGATACATTTGTGGGTTTTGCTAATCAAGTTAAAACAAACGGTTTTCCCTATAATGTAAATGCAGCAAATCAAGCTGGAAGAACATATGACAATGCTAGATCAGGCGGGAGTAATTTTGCTAACGCGGCAGCTGCGAGAACTTTTTTAACAAGCACAGTAGCAAGCGGAGGCGCTGGCTGGACTATATCAAGTGATACTATAATTAATTAAAAACCAATGAAACAAGTAACAACAGAAGACACGTGGTTTATAGCTAGAAATGAAGACTCAACAATTGTTCATTATGGATTTGCACCTGAAGGAACTGATATTGACACTGGACAACCTGTAGTTGAAGAGTTCAATAATAGAGCTGATTGGTTAGCTAGATTACTAGAGCTTGGGATAACTCCTATTGAACCGTAAAATATTAAAATAAAAAAAAATGAATAATAAAAGTTATATAGTAATTGAATTGTCAGACAGCAATTTAGTTTTATTCTCTCAAGTTGACCAGCAAAGCGCACAGTCAATGAGAAGAAATTTAGCCAATACTCAAGGTTTATTAAGCTATAGAGTAACGCCAAGTTTTGTAACAGATTCTAGTTTACCTATTGTTGGTGATGTAATGAATCAAACAGAGGCATTAACATTAATGGCAACAAGCGACTGGAGTACACCAGACCCAGAATGAACAATTTAAAAGGTATAAGAATGGAAGACCACACAATGCTAGTAGCATTAATATCTGCTTTAGGGATTAAAGAGATTTGGAATATTTGGAAAAAGAAACTTGACCTAAATGCTAAGAAAGATGAGCGTGAAGATGAAGTTTTCATTAATCAAATACAGGTACTAACAGATAAAATAGGTGGCTTAGAAATAAAGATTCAAACGTTAATAGAAGAAAATACACAATTGCTAATAAAAGTGGCTAGAATGGAAGAAAAACTCATTTTAAATGCTAAAAACAGATTAAAAACTAGAAAAAAACGTGATGAGAGAAATTAAGGAAATTCATATTCATTGTAGTGCTACTAGAAAAATTGTAAATGCAGAAACAATAAGATCATGGCATAAAGCAGAACCAAGAAATTGGAGTGATATAGGTTATCATTTTGTTATTACTGGTAAAATAGAACCTGGAAGGCCATTGCATAGAATTCCAGCAAGTGCGAAAGGCCATAACAAGAATGCTATTGCTATTTGCTATTCTGGTGGCTTAAATAAAGAAACAGGAAAACCAGAAGATACTAGAACCCCACTACAAAAAGAGTTATTAATTAAGTTATTAAAGCAGTTAAAAGCTAAATATCCAAAAGCAAAAATTGTTGGACATAGAGATTTGAGTCCTGACAAGAACGATGATGGGGAAATTACTAGCGATGAGTGGCTCAAATCATGTCCATGTTTTAATGCTGAAATAGAATACATGGATTTACAGCCTAAAAACTTTAAGCCATTAAGTAAGGCTGGAAAAGACTACTTAAATAAAAAAGTAGATGCTAAGTAATATACTAGCAAAATTAGTTGGACAAGCTGGTAATATAATTGATGAAGTAGTTACTTCAAAAGAAGAGAAATTACAGCTTAAAAATGAGATTGAAAAAGCAATCTTAGACCATGAAATAGAAATACAAAAAAACGTTACTGAACGCTGGAAGGCAGACGCTTCTAGTGATAGTTTTTTGAGCAAGAATGTCAGGCCAATGGTTTTAATATTTCTAGTTATTTCAACAGTATTAATGATTTTTATAGAAGCGGGGGTGATTGCGTTTGAAGTTAAAGCAAGCTGGATAGATTTATTACAGTTAGTTTTAATTACAGTAATAGGCGCATATTTTGGAGGGCGAAGTCTTGAAAAAGTAAAAAACTCAAATGAAAAAATTCAATGATTTATATTCTGATGCTGGAAATCCAAAAGTCAGACTAAACGAAAAAGAGTACGAAATTATCTATAACTATAGAGAAAAGGAAAAGCCAAAAGAAAAAAGGATTTTAGTAATTGGCGACCTTCATTCTCCCTTTGATTTAGAAGAATACCACCAGCATTGCGTAGATAGCTACAATAAATGGAATTGCAACCAAGTAATTTTTATTGGAGATGTAATCGATAACCACTTTTCAAGTTTCCATGAAGTTGATATTGAAGCTGAACATACAGCCAAAAACGAGTTAGAGCTTGCTATAGATAGATTAAGAAGATATTACAAATCTTTTCCAAATGCAGATGTGATAATCGGTAACCATGACAGGCTCATAATGAGAAAAGCGCAAAGTTCTTCTATTCCTAGTAAGTGGATAAAAGATTATAAAGATGTTTTAGAAACCCCAAACTGGAATTTTACAGAGCGCGTTGAATATGATAACGTTCAATTCATTCATGGAGAAGCTGGAACAGCACGTACAAAGTCAAAAGCCGATATGCAAAGCACAGTTCAGGGACATTTACACACGCAAGCATATACAGAATATTCAGTTGGAAGAAACTTTAAAATTTTTGGAACTCAGGTAGGCTGCGGAATCGACTTTTCTAGCTATGCCATGGCTTATGCTAAAGCTGGAAAAAAGCCAGCTGTTGGATGTGCTGTTATAATTAACGGAAAAACAGCTATAAACTGCATGATGGATTTATAAACCGCCACGCATCCCCACGCTATCGCCAAGTTATTATACTAACACTACTAATTAAGTACTAATACTAGTAATTTATTGCTATTGCTACTTTTTGCTATTCCATTTGTAATAAAAAGGTGTTCGGGGTATTCGGGGTGTAAAAGGGGGTATTCGGGGTTAAAGCGGTTTTTACGGTTTTTGCTTCGGTTTTCGCGGCTTCACTTATTTATATTAAAAAAACTGGGCTAAAACTGGGGGATGCTGGGCAATGTTTAATTTATGGCATAAACAATGGCTAAAAAAGGCGAAACTGCAAACTGCAAACTGCAAACTGCAATCTTAAAAAAGGTAACGAATTTCACCATAATAATAAGACATAAAAAAAGCCCAACCTTTTGAGTTGAGCTTAATTAATAGTAATGAAAAGTACAAACAACCAAATAAGGAAATAGAAAAAACTTAATTGGTCTAATAAAAAGTTGGTTCACAAAAATTCGCTTTTTATTATTTTATTTATAACATTTCAAATATACAAAAAAAATTGAAACTGTACCGTATAGTGTACCGAATTAAATAAACTAAACCATAACTGTCTAAAAATTAAACAGTTATGGCCTAGGGTGGCGGACCGGACGGGACCCGAATGAAACATTGCTAAATATTACTTTGTGTTATGTTTATAGATGTATTATATGATTTAAATAGTTATAATTGCATTTAAATAGCACTTTATATGCTATTTGATTATGTAAAAACTGTACCGAATACTGTACCGAATGTATTTTTTTTTAAGCACACCAAGTAAAAAAACATCTGCCCTAAAGCTAAGATATTATGTCAAAGCAGAAAGTAAAATTTTTGTTTATTCTGTTGGTATTTCTATAAATCCAGAGAATTGGAGCAAGGAAAGCAGAATGCCAAAGCTAAAATCTGGAGGTGCTGCTTTTGAATTAAAGCAAATCAGTAACAAACTTAATAGATATGTTGATGAGTTACACATTTGCATTAAAAATTTAGAAATTGATAAAATTAATGTAACTAGAAGCAGATTAAAAGCTCATTTAGATTCAGTATTTAAAGAAACTAATTTTAAAACAGATAATTTAATTGAAAAACTGACTGAATTTATAATTGAATTACAAAAAATTGGTAAATCAAAAAAAACAAGTGTTGATAAATACATCTATTTAAAAAGAAAGTTAATTAAATACAATGCTAATTTAAAAATAAGCGATATTAACAAAGATTTCATGATTGATTTTATTTCGTTTTCAAGGAGTTATTACAAATTAACAGACATAACATTAAATAGAAACATAGGCTTTCTTAAAACGTTTATAAAGTGGCTTATTGATAACGGAGTTAACATAGATAGTAGCTATAAAAAAATTATGGTTTCTACTAGAGATGCAGACCACGTTTCTTTAAGTGCAGTTCAAGTGCAGTTGTTGTCCACTTTAAAATTAAATGAAACTTTAAATAAATACAGGGATTTGTTTTTAATTGGTGTTTATTCTGGGCAAAGGTTTTCAGATTATACAGTTTTTAAAAAATCTGATGTAATGAATGGCAGAATTGAAAAGAGAGCAGAAAAAACAGATTATAAGAGTTATATTCCTATTGCTAAAAAGTTAAAAGAATTACTAAACAAATGGAATTGGGAATTGCCAAAAGTAAGCAATCAAAAATTCAATAAAAACATTAAAGAAATATGTAAAATTGCTGGCTTTGATGATGATGTTACAACAACAAAGTATTTAGGAAATCAAAAGATTGAAGAAATAAAGCCTTTTTATAGTTGTGTTAGCTCTCATACTGCTAGAAGAACTTTTATTACTTTGTCAGCCGATAAAAACGTTCCTGACCATGTTATTATGGCAATCTGCGGTATTAGGTTAGCAGCTACTTTAAAGACATACAAGAAAATTAACCCTGATTCTCTGGAAGGTTGGATTGATGGTGTATTTTAATGACTAGACAACACCTTTAAATCTGAAGTTAAATAACTATGATAATCCTTTTCCCATTCTAAAGCAAAATTTAAAAGCTCTTGTTTACTATATAAGTGTTGATTGTCTTTTATTATTTGCGCTTTTTGGTGAACTGTCAATTTGGGAATATTAGATTTATGCATAGAAAAAATATAGTTTTATAGTAAAAGTATTATAACACTAATATAGTATTTTTTAAATAAAAAAAAACCTTTTTTGTGGTATTTTTCAGGGGAATTAAAAAATGTTAATTCATATCTAGACCGCCATTTTCTTTTCGTTTTGCAGCTTCCTTAATAATTTTAACGGTTTCTTTAAATTCAATGGAAGTTAACTTTTCATTTATTTCAGACAAAAATTCTTTGTTTTCTTGGCCTTGCCTTTGAATAGATTCAAAATCATTTAAAACAGAAGAAAGTTTACTAATAACCGTTTGGGCTTCGTGTACTAAGTCAACTCTAAGCATATTAGAAATAATTAAATCACTTTGTTCTTTTAGTTTTTTATTTAATTCTGCAATTACTTGAGTTGATGTTGTGGTTAAATCTTCTTTATTAGTCTCCTTTGGTCTTTCTATAAACATTTCGCCCTCTCCAGTCGCTAACCATCCCCTGTTTACTAAGGGGAAAGCATCACAAATTTTATCATAAGTAGGGCTTGATGGGGTTTTCTTTTTAGAGATAATTGACCAAAGAGAGTTCATGCTCTTGTAGTTGCATTTTACAGAAAATGAATTGATGTTATGTCCTAAAGCAGTGATAAGCTCGGACAGTCTTTCGGATGGGTGTTTCATGTTGGGGGTGGATGGGAGTAGGTTGGATAATAGTCTTATTTATATTCTTAATGTAGTCATTTTATACCAAAGTACAACATTTTAATAAGATTTTTCTGTTGTTTTTATATACAAAACACTTTAATTATATCTCTTTTTATCTCACTATACTTGTTTTTAATAATAATATTATTATATTTGTATCATAAAACAGGGATAAACATGAGATACACAGATAATATTAGAAAAGAATTTAATAAATGTACTAACAAAAGAGAGTTAATTAAAACTGTAGCTGGTCAATTTAACATTTCTCCAATGTCAGTTCAAAATAACTGGTTCAGTAGATATTGGGCTATCCCAGACTATAGACAAGAAAAGTTAATTGACTTGATGCAGAAATTCAACGAAAAGACTTACAAAAACTCAAAAATTAAAATATGACAGTAGATGAAGCAATCCAAATAGCAGTTCAAAAAGTTTTTAAAACTCAATTTGACATATTTAAAAATGAACTAATACAAGAAATAAAGCCAGACAATCTATTAACTGTTGCCGAGTGCATGGGAATTACTAAACTCAGTAGACAGACCATTTTAATGAAGATTAAGAATGATAAAATTAAATCTAAAATAATTGGTAATAGATACAGAGTCTTAGAATCGGAATTACAAACCTATATAAACCTAGAAAATGAAAAAAGAAAGACTAGCTAAATTATACAAGAAGTACAGCTTAGAGGCTGATGACTTTTTTAAGCACCAGCATTACACGATAATCACTAGAGCTGGTATTGATAAAATCCAAGGCATTGAAGGAATTAAAATTAATTATGAAGTAGTTAAGTGTCAACCTAATTACGCTGTATTTAAAGCAACTGCAAATCATAATGAAATAACTCTTGAAACTTTTGGCTCTGCCTTAAAAGGAGAGGGTTACAAAGATGGAAACACTAACAGTTGGTATGTTGCAGAGATGGCAGAAAAAAGGGCAATGAGCAGAGCAATTTTAAAACTTACTGGCTTTTATGAGTTAGGAGCTTTTGGCGAAGATGAATCAGAATCATTTAAAAGAAATTAATAATGGAAAATAAAGACAATATCAATGAGTGGTTTAAGGAATTAAACGAAATAACGGAAAATAACGGAAAATTAAGCGAGTGGCTTAATGAATTAAACGACATGAATAAAAAGCAAAAAGAGATTAATAAAAAAATGGAATCTCAAGGAATAGAAACATTAATTAAAGAAAAACATAATGGCATATAGTAAACGCTTATATGAGATCACAGAGAATGATTTTAATAAAATAGAAGAGGAAGCTCTTTCAAAACATTTAAACAGGTTTGATGAAGAAGAGTCTAATTATTGGATTGGAAATGAAGATAATACTGATGACATTTTTAGAAAACTAACTTACATAATTGAGGAATTAACAACAAGGGCAGATAATGGGGATTCTTTAGAGGTTAAAATCTTACTAAAGAAAACAAAGTCTTTAATTGATGAAGTAGACATTGATATTCAGGAAAGTTTAGAAAAGTCTTGTAATGATTTTTCTTCTAATAACCAGCCTTTTAATTATAAAGGTTATGAGTTTAAAAAAACCAATGGTAGAAAGTCTTACAAGTGGGATATGTTACCAGACATAACTCACCACAAAACATCTATTAAGAATATACAAAGCTCTTATAAGAAAGCAGAGAGCAAACACAAGCTAGGAGACAAAGCGGAATACATAGACGAGGAAACAGGTCAAGTATTTAACATTATTCCCAACAGCTATTCAAGAGATACAATAACAATTAAAAAAATATAATGGACACACTAATTAAACCAGACCACTTTATAGTAGGAGTGACAGAAATAATCAACAAAAATAAATCAAAATCAGATTATACAATTTTGCAAGAATTAAAATCAATTATTGCAATTGTAACTAGAGTTACTGGATTAGATATAAGAGATAAAAAAAGGGCAAGAGATTATACAAATGCAAGAACAATATATTGTTATATGTGTAGAAGGTTCACGAGTTGCACTTTTAAAGAAATAGGTCTTTTAATAAATAGAAATCATGCCACAGTACTTCATCTGAATAAAAATTATGGCGGAATATATAAATCAGATGACGATTTTCAAGAAATGGCCGACAGATGCTTATCTGCATATTTTAGTGAAATAGGTGTTGAACAACCAAAGGTGGAAGCTATAGAGGATATAAATAAACAACTATCAAAGTGTGATGTTAATAAATTACTAAGCATTAAAAATTATACAGAAAAACTTATTGAACATGGCAACTAATAAAAAATCATTTATTCTATACGCTGACATTAAAACAACGATTGACAAGCTAGACAACGAATATGCTGGCAAATTGTTTAAGCACATATTAGCTTATGTAAATGATGAAAACCCAAAGACAGACGATTTGCTTTTAGAAATAGCTTTTGAGCCAATTAAAAGACAGTTTAAAAGAGATTTAGAAAAGTGGGTGCAAATTAAATCTAAACGCTCCGAAGCTGGAAAAGCAAGTGCTGAATCCAGGAAGCAAAAGTCAACAAAATCAACAAGTGTTAAAAGTGTTCAACAAAGCTCAACAAATCCAACTGTTAATGTTAATGTAAATGATAATGTAAGTGTTAATGATAATGTAAGTGTTATTAATAAAAAGAAAAATATTAAAAAAGAAGTTTTAGTATTTCCTTTTAATTCTTTTGAATTTAAACAATCAATAAAAACTTGGAAACAATACAAGTTAGACCAGCATAATTTCAAATTTAAGTCTTTAGCATCTGAGCAAGCTATGTTAAAAAACATAAGCAAAGACTATAACAACGAATCCGAAGCTATTGAAGCGATTGAATACTCTATGGCTAATGGTTACAAAGGAATTTTTAAACCCCAAACAAACACAAAAAATGGAAATAATGACAAAGACCAATATGGAAGTCTCAAAAGAGATATTCTCAGCAGATTTATCTAAAACACAAAATCAAATAGTTAAGATTGAAGATTGCGCTAACTCAAACGCTCCTTCACTTTTAAACTATTTAAACAGTCAAGGAGCGGACAAATTAAAAGATATCATATCTATTAAATTAATTAACCTAAACGAGCTTTTAAACTTAACTAGACCTATGAACAAAGCTCAAATTGAGTTTGTCTCTTTAGCTCTGACTGAATATCCTTTAAATCAATTAAAATTAACCGACATAGATTATATTTTTAAATCTATTGCAATGGGAAAAGAATTAAAATTATATGGAAGTATAAACCCCCCTATGATTATAGATTGTCTTTCAAAACATTTAGACAATAGAACTAGTTTTTCAGGTGAGCAAAATGCAACCCTTAGTAAACAACATAAAAAATAAAACAAACATGAATAATATAGCAACAAGAGGAACAGTAAAAGAAATCAATGAATTAATGACTTTTGATTCAGGATTTACAAAACGTTCAATTATAATAGATCAAGCTGGATTAAAAGACAAATATCCTAATCTCTTAGAAATAGAATTTTTAAAAGATAAAACAGAATTAGTTAAAGATATTTTACTAAATGATGTTTACGAGTTTAAAATTAATGTTGGAAGTAGAGCCTGGAAGAATCCAAAAACTGAAATAACATCTTATTTTACTTCTGCTAATTGTTGGGAATTTAACAAATTAAACCCAGAGCCTGTTAAAGAAGGTTTTGTACCAGTAGGAGAAGAAGCAAACGATTTACCCTTTTAATGGAGGATTTAGCATATCAAATATTAACATCCCATTTACTAGCAATAGTGCTTGGGGTGTTTATAACACGAATTTGTCAAATAATACTAGAATGATAAAAAAAGAATGGTATTGGCAAGAATCTTATTTACAAGAATTAAAGGTTGTAAAAGAAAGTGAATTATTAAAATCAGCAGCGAGTCAGCAGCGAGAAACGACACTTTTTAAAAAATGAAAATAATTACACTAAACAATACAAACATTGTTGAATTACTTTGTAAAAGAGTAGACAGTTTAGAACCGTGGGAACATGAATTTCATGTTACTATAGCAGAGTTTGAATTGTACTTAAAATTTTTAAACACAACTGATTGTAAGCAATCTGTAAGACTTTATTTAGATGGTAAAGAATTAATTATTCAAGGCTTGTTATCAGAAAATTAAACTTATTAATAATAAAATATATAAAAAGTATATAATAAATAGATAAAAGTTAGATAAATTTACTATATTGCAATTCCCCCAGCCACGATTTAAGGGATGCAATACAATAACAAGGGTAAATATACCAAAAATAAATATGGAGCTGTTAAACAAACGTTTAATGGTCGCTCCTATCACTCCAAAGGTGAAGCAGCTTTTGCCCAACAACTAGAACTAAGAAAGTTAGCTGGCGAAGTAGTACACATTAAGCCCCAACATAAACTTCCATTGTACGTTAATGGAAAATTAATCACAAGTTATTACATAGATTTTAAAGTTGAGTTATCCGATGGCTCATTTGAATTGATTGAGTATAAAGGATTCCCAACTCCACTATGGTTAATAAAATGGAGGTTAACAGAATCACTTTTAAAAGCTGGACAGCTAGAGGGTGAAGACCCTGAAAACACTGTTTTACTATTAAAAACACAAAAGGATTTAAGGTGAGTCACAATAAAATAATTCTAAAAATACATTCTAAACATAAAGTTTATTTAAAATATGCTGAAAGGATGCTTCCTATTTATTCTAGTATAAAGCCTGAAGATATAGTTCAAGATATGTATGTTAAAGTAATTGAGAAATTAAATAATAATTCCTTAACAGAAGAAAGGATCAATCAAAATAATGATCAAAAATATATCTGCACTATTATAAAAAATCTAATAATAGATCATATAAATAAAAAAGAAATTTCAACAACACAATTAAACGAAATAAATTCTTTTGATAAATCACTAGAAAACAACAACCACCACAAAGAATATTTATTAAATCTTCAACAGGCAATTGAAACATTTGATCATGTGCAAAAAAGAATATTTAATATTTATTTAAAAAAGAAAATTTGGATAGGTGAAAACTTAACTAGAAATGGAAATATAGTTGGTGTTAACTGGTGTTTAAAAAACAACAGCATTAAGAATATGCATAGAGCAACAAGAGTTTCATTAAAGACTTTAAAAAGAAGAATAGCAATAGGTAAAAACGATATTAAAAAATATGTAAATGGCAAGCAAAAGAAAGACTAAAAAGAAATCTAAAGGTTTAGGCGATTCTGTAGAAAAGTTTACAGAAGCTACAGGAATAAAAAAGATTGTTAAATGGATTGCTGGTGATGATTGCGGTTGTGAAGCTAGAAAAATTAAGCTAAATCAAATGTTTAAATACAAGTCAAATCCTGAATGTTTAATTGAAAGCGAGTATCTGTATTTAAAAGAGTTTTTTAAAATAGATAAACAAACTTTAAAACGTGACGAACAAATTAAAATACTATCAATTTCTAACAGAGTTTTTAAAGAGAAAAAGCAGATGTCAAGTTGTGGGTCATGTGTTAAAGAATTAATCAATCAAGTAAAACGATTATATGAAGTATACAAAGAAGAACATAACGAAAGTTAGGATAGATAAATACGTTGATAAATACAGCGAATTACATAAAATATTTAAAAAGATAAAAGAATATGAGTCAAGAGGAAGAAGCGAAATTAAATAAAGAGATAATTGATCAAATATATTTTATTCATTGTATGACTCCAAATAATCAAGAGTTTGGGGATAAGATAAGACAAGTTGTAATTAAGGCTAAAAAAGAACCTGAAAGAAGCTGTGATATAGATGACGAGGACTGTTTAAGTTGTGGAGCATGAAATTAGAAGAATTAAAATTAATAACTAAAGTTTTAAAATTATCAAAGGTTAAACCAAACCCAGACAATCCCAGGTTTATAAGAGATGAAGAATATAACAAACTAGTTAATTCAATAACTAAATCCTCTTGGATGCTATTCCTTAGGCCTATTATAGTCAATGATGATATGACAGTTTTAGGAGGCAACATGAGGTTAAGAGCTTGCAAAGAAGCTGGACTAAAAGAGGCTCCAGTAATTAAAGCAAGTGAATTAACAGAAGAACAACAAAAGGAATTTATTATAAGAGACAATATTGGATTTGGACAATGGGACTATGATATACTTGCTAATGAATGGGATGTTGAAAAACTTAATGATTATGGCTTAGAAGTTCCAAACCTTGATATTGAAGAAGCAGAAGAAGATAACTATACAGAACCAGACGATTTAAAAGTTGATGTTGTGCTAGGAGATTTAATAGAGATTGGAGAGCATAGGTTATTATGCGGAGATAGTACAGACATCGACCAAGTGGCGAAGTTGATGAATGGAGCAGAGCCAGATTGGATTCATACAGACCCTCCCTATGGGATGAATGCAGTTTCAAAAAGTGGTGTTTTATCTAAAAATTATGATGGGGATATAATGGGAGATGACAATCCCGATATTGCAAAAGATTCTTTTAATTTAATATATTCTCTTTATCCTAATACTAAACAAGTTTGGTGGGGGGCTAATTACTATAGTAGCTCATTGCCTGACAGTGAATGTTGGCTTGTCTGGGATAAAAACAACGGAGGAAGCGACCAGACAGATGCTGAGTTAGCTTGGTGCAATTACAGAAGTGTTGTAAGAAAATTTACAAAGTCAAGCGAAAAAACAAACAGAGTTCATCCAACGCAAAAACCAATTGAATTAGTACAATGGTGTTATGAGTGGAGTAAAATCAAAATTAATACTGTTGCAGATTTTTTTGGTGGTAGTGGAGTTACAATGGTTTGGTCTGAACAAATGAATAAAAAATCTTTTTTAATGGAACACGACCCTAAGTATTGTCAAGTAATAATTGACAGAATGCAAAAGCTAGATGAAAAATTAGAAGTTAAAATAAACGGTAAGAGTTATGGCAAATAAAGAAAATATAAAAAAACATCAATTTAAAAAAGGACAGTCTGGCAATCCAGCTGGTAGAATTAAAGGCTCAAAAAACAGAAGCACAACTTGCAAGAAATGGTTAGATATTCAGATTACAGGGAGGAACCCTATAACTGGCGAAGAAGAATTAATTAGTCAAGAAGATGTTATTACACTAGCAATTATTAAAAAAGGATCAAAAGGAGATGTGTCGGCCTACAGAGCTTTAATGGATTCCGCTTATGGTACAGCAATCCAATCTATAGAAATCAAAGAAAAAGAAAGGCCAATATTTAAACAACTTGATATAAGTGTTAATAGAAACAACAGCACAGAAGAAGATAATAGTACTAAATAAAAGAATAAGAATAGTTCAAGGGGGAACATCCTCAAGTAAAACTTTTTCTATTATTCCTTTGCTTATAGATCATGCCATAAATAATGAATTAAGCGAAATTTCTATTGTTTCAGAATCAATGCCTCATTTAAAAAGAGGGGCTTTAAGAGATTTTAAAAAGATAATGGAATGGACAGACAACTTCTTTCCAGAGAATTACAACAAATCTAGTAGCACATACACATTTGGAAACGGAAGTTTTATTGAGTTCTTTTCTGCTGACAATCCTACCAAATTAAGGGGAGCTAGGAGAGATGTTCTTTTCATAAACGAATGTAATAATGTTGATTTTGAAGCATATCAGCAATTAGCCATGAGAACAAGAGAATTTATCTATTTGGACTACAACCCCACTTTTGAGTTTTGGGTTGATACAGAGCTTAAA